AAACTTGTCAGCCACAAGATTAAGAATGACTTCCATTTGCTTATCTGTCATACTCTCCATACGAGCTCCTTTCTCCACCTACTCTTGGCTATTAACGGTTAAGAAGTACTCTCCTTAACTATCTTTATTATACCCTATATATGGGGTAATGTCAAGCTTTTTATAAATAATTTTGTATTATTTTTTCTTTTTCCTCAGGTACCTCCTTGTACTCCAATATGTCACCCGGTTGCAACTCTGCAAGGCAACAAACTTTATTGAGCGTATCAAGTGTGATGTTCCCACCGTCTTTTAGCGACTGAACAACACTTTTTGAAAGGATTTCCCTTTGTAGCACCGTTTGAGTGTAACCCGCCGCTTTGAGAGTGGCGAGGATGTCTATTTTAAATTTTATCATATATCCATAATCCTTATGCTTCCGTTATTACTATGTCGTCAAGTTCACTGTCATACTTGTACTCATATGCACTTACGTAGTCACATCCTGACAAAAATTCGCCGTCTTCATCTGCTTCATAGCAGTCGATAAAGTATTCCGTAACATGATAAAACTTGCCATAAGGATTGTAATAGCAATCAGGTTTATATTTACTCAATTCTTTCATTGCTTCTTCTTTTGTGCTGTACTTTCCTAAGCCTACCGGATCAGGGTCGTCAAGCGCACAACCTGCAGCGATGCTCATTCTTTTGGAAAATTTTATTTCTGCCCTAAATTCCTTAACTTCAAACACTTCCATTCTAATCCCTCCTATTTATATGTCTTTTTTTATTTTGCAAGCCTTCTCTGGAGGGCTTGCGTTTTTAAGTTTTACTTATCTTTCTTCTGCTACTTTCATAAGTCTTTCAAAAATCTCTGGATCTTCATCATATCCTTCTACTGTTTTGAGTCCTTCAATATCCTCATCTGATAACTTGTAAAGGTTTACTTCAAACTTTGCGCCATCTTCCATTGCAATGTAAAACTTGTTGCTTGCCTCGTCCATCTCTACGCTGTTTACCATGTTTACTGTGTACTTCTTCATTTTTGTATCCTCCAAAATTTATTTTCTTTGTTTTTCCTTATCTCTCTTAACTGCCTTTATTATACCCTGTATAACGGGTAAAGTCAACGCTTTTTTAAAATTATTTTAAAAAGTTTTAAAAAAGTTATTCTGTTTAGATGTCTAATAAATGTCTAATATAATAGGAAGAAAGTCAGTATTTACGCACTATTTAATCAAAAAAAGCAAGGACTTAAAATCCCGTGGGTAGAAATACCCGTACCGGTTCGATTCCGGTCTGCGGCAGTTTGAAATATGGCTTAAATCCTTGATTTGTAAGGGTTTAAGCCTTTTTTATTGCTATCAAATGTATATCGTTTTATTCGTTTTTAAATGTCTAATATTGGTCTAAAAATGCCTTTAAAAAGTAAAATGTCTAATAAATGTCTAATGAAATGTCTAAGAAAATTACAGTGAAAATTCATTTGAAACAGCCGTTTGAGCATCCTCTTTTTCTTCAAGAATATGACTATAAATATCTAATACCATCTTCTCTGAATCCCCTAATAATTTAGCAATCATTTTAGTTGACAGTGTAGGTACCTGATAGCAAAGGCGAGTACAATAGTTGTGCCTGAAGATATGCGCTGTCAGTCCTTCAGATGTCGGATCTAGTGCTTCAATCTTTGCTCTGATAGACTTCCACATATCTTTATACTGATGAAGTTTGTAAGGTGTACCGTCTTCTCTTTCAAAGAGATAGTACTTACAGCCCTTTAAGTATCCTTGCAGGAATTCTTTTAAATCAGGCGTGAGAGGAACACTGCGATTACCCCTGTGGCTCTTTGTACCTTTAATGTAGGATTTATTGCCGTCAAACGCTAAAGCCTTATTTACACTTAAATTAGAGCTTTTAAGATCTATGTCTGATACAGTTAAGGCTAGTACTTCTTCACGCCTTAGACCACAAGAGTACAGTATATAAACCAAGCATTTTTCTGTATCAGTGAAGTGTGCTGCTTTTATAGCCGATATCTCTGACTTTGTAAGCGGTCTTCTTTCCTTGGCCGTGTACTTAGTAAGCAGCAGGCCGTCACAAAGTATA